AAGATGGGGAACAAGTGCCAGTTAATATTTTTATGGGTGTTGACCCTGCATCTTCTGAGAATATTAAGTCTGATTTTACAGTTGCATTGGTTGTTGCTGTGGATGATAAGTATAATATATACGTAGTAGATATGTTTAGAGGTCAAGTTGCACCTATGGATGGGGTAACCGCTATTATATCATTAGCTGATAAATACCATCCAAAAGATATAAGAGTTGAAAAAACTGGTCACGTTATGTTAACGGACTATTTGATGAGACTAGGCAAAGAGACGGGCAGGTTTTTACCAATAACCCCTAAGGACGCTATTAAGTCTAAGTTTTTTAGAATTAAGGAGATGCAACCATTGTTTGCTAGCAAGGCAATGTTTATTAAGGACGAACATTACGAATTGGAATCTGAGTTGCTAGCATTTAGAGAACACGGAACATTTACAAAAGATACTCTAGATGCTTTGCGTTGGGCTACGGAAGATATATACCCAAATCGCTTAAAAAGAGGAGAAAAGGGCGGCTGGGAAACAAGTATTCCAAGAATTTTAAGAACTGACTGGGAAACAGGTGAAATTGTTAGTGCATAAGTGTTATATTAATAGTATTATAAAACGTATGGAAATTATAAATTGGCTATAAAACAACCCTACGGGAATAATCCCTATAAAACTATAAAGCCTAGTTACAACCTAGATAAAGTGGATGTTGACGATATTAGGGATGAGTGGTATAGATATGAACGCTCTAATTCCGAGTGGCGAGTCCAGTTAGGTGAGGACGAGGATTTTTATTTAGGTAATCAGCTTACCCAGAAGCAAAAAGAATACTTACAGAGCGTTGGACAGCCTCCAGAGGCTAATAATAAGATTAGACCAGCCGTTGAACAGGTGCTAGCAAATGTAGCATCATCATCACCAATGTGGAGCGTGCAACCAGAAGGCAAAACAGATTCTGAGTTAAGCTTTATCGTTTCTCAGTTAATGGATAGAATATGGTATGATAGTTCTGGTGACCATCAATTTAGAAAGATGGCAAGAGACTTTATGGTAAAGGGCATTTGCTATGCTTATGTATATCCAGATTGGCAGGCGGATGCTGGAATGGGGGGATTAAGAATAAGGAGAATGTTTCCAGAAAGCATATTTGTAGACCCTAATTCTATTTTACCAGACTTTAGTGATGCTAGCAGTATTCAGTATAGTGATATAATGACCAAAAAGCAGGCAAAGTTACTATTCCCAAAGTTAGAGGAAGAAATTGAAGACGCAATGGAAGAGCAATGGGGAAATGAACAGAGTTCTGGAAATTTTAGCCGAGACTACAAAATAAGGCGTGGTGATGGGTATCAAGACAATGAAGACCCTAAGGTGAGAAAATTTGTAAGATGGTCTAGAATTTCTATCCCAAAAATGAGAATCACAGAGAATTTTACTGGTTTTACTTCTATTTTAGAAAAAGATAAATGGGACGAATTAAGACAGGATGAGAGATATAAGCAATTTTTAGCTGAAGGAGCAATAACGGTAAACGAGGTTTTTCAACCAGCCATAAGAGAAATGTGTGCTTTTGGAGATGTTCTAGGTTATGATTATATATTGCCTCTATCGCAATATCCAATATTAGTAGCCTGCAACGAACACGCTGGAAATCCATTCCCTAGTGGAGACGTAAGACACGCAAAAACACCGCAAAGAATGTTAAATAGAACGGAAGCATTGTTGATAGCCCATACAAATGCTACTGCCAATTTTAAACTTATATATGAAGATGGGGCAATAGACCCAGAAGAGCTAGGAAAATGGTCTATACCAAATGCGGTAATAAGAGCAAATCCGGGTGCTATTCAAGCTGGGAAGATTAAAGAATTTTCTCCACCAGCAGTTAGTTCGGCATTGTATAATGAAAAACAGAGGTTTGAAGTTGATATAGAGCAGGTATTTGGTTCTTATAAGTTTTCACAAGGTAATCCAGATGCTAGTCCCGGTACTGTTGGAGAAGCGGGTCTTATTGATGAAGCAGTAGCTAAGAAACAAAATTGGAAGATATTACCAATATATGATATGCTAACAAAAGCTGCGAATGTATGTACAGAATGGATACCGCATATATACGACCAACAAAGAACATTGAGGTTTGTCAACCCTCAGGGAGATGATAAAGAAGTTCAACTGAATCTACCAGTAGAAGATAGAACTGGGGCAGTAAAGAAAATGTATGATATGACTTCTATGAAAGCCGATATTAGAGCAGTAGTTGGAAGTACGAGGGCTAAGAACCCATTACAAGATTTACAACGAGATATTAGTCTAATGAATAATGGTATTTATGATAAAACTCAAGTTATTATGAATATGCAGACTGATATTGATAAAGGAGCGTTGCTCGAGAGACAGGGCGAAATACAGCAATTATCACAGCAAGTACAGCAATTAACAGAGCAAATCAAGGGTATGGAAGGAGATTTGCAAACTAGAGAACGTGAAGTATTCCATCAGAAGATGAGAGCAGAGGTAGCTGAAGCTACTAAGCCAATACATAATGCTGTAGCGAATGTTAAAGCTAAAACAAAAATTGAAGAGGCAAGGCAGAAAGATGCTTCATCTAAAGCCGAGCAACAGGTAAACTCTCTAGAACAAGCCGCCAAAAGCCAAAATAAGGCAATGGCGTAACTTAAAATAACAAGGAGCATCTGTGGAAGATACTAAAAAAGAAGCAGTCATTGATGAGCAAGTCGAACAGAATCAGGATGATTCTGGTAACTTTGACCTAACGGAAGAATTAATTTCTTTCAATAAAGGTGAAAGCCCAGAAGGAACTGAGGATAATGTAGATGTTGTAGAATCTGACAAACAGGAAGTGGTTGAAGCTAAGGAAGTCAGCAAGGAAGCTGTTGAGGATTGGTTAATTGATAACAAGTTTAAAGATACCGAAGAAGGTAGAGAAAAACTTGCAGAATCATATAAAAACCTACAAAGCGAATACGATAAACTTAAGAACTCCCCCGAGGAGGATGGGCGTGCTAAAGAAGCTATTGCATTTGCAGAGTGGGTTGCTAATAATGATGAAGCGAGGGAAGCTATTAACTCAATATCAAATAAAGAATCAAATCCCCAACTAGAGGTTCCAGATGATTTTGACCCCTTAGAAATGTATACCGAAGGTACATCATCTAACGAATGGTGGAAGTCGTCTCAAGACGCAGAGCGAAATAAACTGCGACAAGAGATAACTACCCAAGTTAGTGGTGAATTTGATAAACGTGACAATAAAGTTAAAGAGCAAGAAGAAGCTACTAGTATGATAGAATATTTGAGCAAAGAACAGAATTTGTCAGAAGCAGAAATAGCAGACTATTTAGAATTTGTCGGAAACGAGGATTCATACAGTCCTGATAATCTTGTGCAGTTATATCGAATGACCAAAGGAGATGCAGTTCAGCCACAAAATAATAAACTCGTAAATCCTGAGAGTCAAACTCAGATGACAAAAGACATTCCTCAGAATGTTAATGCGGCAGTTTCAACTGGAGTTAATCCACCCGCAGAAACTAATCCTGTAGATAGTCTTATGGATTCACTAATGAGTAACTCGAAGAGGGAATTTACAATAGACTAATAAGGAGTCTAAAATGGCTGAAAACTACGGAAGTGGTTATGCCAAATTCACAGACGGGTCCGCAAGGCAAGTCCTTGAATTAGGAAAAAAGGTTCATTATTTCAATCCTTCAGATACACCTATCTTTTCGATTATGGGTCGTACAAGCACTCGCTCAACACCTGTGCCTAAATTTGAATGGATGGAAGATGAACATTTCATTAAACGCTCAATTAAACTAGTCGGTGCTGCTGGCACAATCGGTGGCACTGCTATCGGTTCTGGTCTCATTGATGGTGGTGTGGTAGTAGCTACCGCAGACAGTCAGCAATTCAAAGGTCGTATTGACGTACCAAGACAAGCTCAGTTAGAGCTTTTTGAGATTGCAGGTGTCTACAAAGTAACAACAAACCACTCTGGTGGTACAGTAAACAATGTTTCCGCAGTAACATCACAATACGTTATGTGTGTTTCTATGGGTGTTGACTCTAGTGTAGATGGAACCGATAGAACGGTTGTATTTGAATCTGTTGGATATGCCGTCGGCGTTGTAACACTAAAAGACGCTCACGCTGGAGGTGTGTTTGCCTCTGGTGGTAGTTCCACAGTTTGGGATTTTGAGTATGTTGCTACAGCGGGTAAGGCTGCATCTGGTGCTGCTTTACACGGGTATGAATACCAATCTGGTGGTGCTATAGCTTATAGTGCTGCTACTTGGACTGCTCACGGACCTGCTCTTGGATACAATGAAGGTGCTGGCGTTAATGCAATGAGTTCCAAGAAAGTTCGTAGACTTTCTAATTACACTCAAATTTTCCGTGAACCATTCTCGCTTACTCGCACAATGCGTGTTTCTAAGCAATATGGTGAACAGGAATTTGCTAGGTTGCAAGCTCGCAAACTTACCAAAATCAAAGGCGACCTTGAATGGGCGTTAATGATGAATGGTGCTGCTGTTCCTGATGCTAGTGCTATGAACCCAAAGCGTACTTTTATGGGCTTTGGACTTAGTGGTTCTGGTGGAGCTATTAAATCAAATGATGGTCGGAGTAATTCTGACTTTCAGTTTGACATTGATAATGATTCATACGATATAGATGAGCTAGATAAAATCTGTGCTAATCTATTCGCAGATACTATCAATGGCTCGATGAGTAAAGTTGCCCTTTGTTCTAACAAATGGTTGCGTGAACTTGTCAAAGCAGTTCGTAAGTCTTCTGGCGCTACCGTGAATGCTGAAATGGGTTCTGGAGTAACTTCCGGGATGCGTGTTACTAAGCATTATGGACCAGTCGGCGAACTACAGTTTATTCCTCATCCATTGTTAAATGGAGCATATGAGGATTACGCTCTAGTAATCGACCCTGCTAACATTGATATGCGCCCTCTGGCACAATCCGATATGCAACTGCGTAACGACATTGTGAAAGATGGTACTGATGGAACTGTTAGTGAATGGTTGTACGAAGGTGGACCGGAAATTAGAAATGAACAGACTCACGCTATTTTAAAGATGACGTTCTAGTTCTAGTTTTAAACTAATCGAAGGGGCATTCTTTATGTCTGCCCCTTTGGTTTACAGGAGATACAATGTTATACAAAGAAGCATACGAATTAATAGACATAGTCCTAGAGGGACAAAACCCACTAGTTCCCTTATCTGGGAAATTAAAACAAAGATTTTTTACTGATGCTGTAAATATTATGAATCGTCAATATGTCAGGAATATAGAAGAAGAGAAATTTACTGGCACTGGAACGAAAACAAAGTTTGTATTTGTAAGCGATAAGGCTAGCGATAGGATATATCAAGTGTCTCATAAAGATAGTGGTGGATATACGGATATTCCGTTTGCACCACAAAGTCTTATTACAAACCCCGATGAAATGATTAATCCAAGTTACATTGTAAGAAGAGAGAGTTCGCTTGGCGGTCAATATACAGATATAGTTACAGGGACTAATACTGTTACAACTTCAGAGCCTCACGGGTTATCTATTGGTGATTATGTGAATGTACTACAAGTGCCAGTAATTACTACTTGGTTTGAGCATTCAAGCGGTGTTCCAAAAAGAATGAAAGTGACAGCCATTACTGATACTACTTTTACTCTTGGCGATGATAGTATTAGCGGATTAAGTCAGTCTGGAATGAATAATGCTTGGGTACAAAATCAAGTAAATCTGATTTTTAGTAAAGCTCCGGGGGCAGGAACTATAACTGTTAGGTTTTATGCTAACCCGTCTCTGTCAAAGGACTACAATGGACCTATTGATTTGCCAGAAACACTATGCAAGGCTAGTGTTTATTGCGCTGTTAAAGAATTAATGGCTTTAGATGGCAGTATAGATATTAGTAAGCAAATGAATGATGTAGCTACTATGTATGAAAATCAATATGCAATGGAGTCTACCAATAGACAACCACAAATTGATAGATTGCCTATGCCGTTGCAGGACTTTATTTAATGAAAAACTCAGCATATTATTTTAAGGTTAAGAACCTAATTGGAGGATTGGCTGACCAAAAATTCGTAAGTGGGGCTTTATCTAATAC